TACCTATAATGGAGATGTTACCTACGAAGTGCATGCTAGAGGCGTGGCTTCCGGTGAAGTTGCAGCCAAGGTAGTCAGTCCTGCCTCCGCTAAAACAGGCCGAGTACTGGTTAGTACGGTACCTACCCTGATTCTGCCTGCTTCTACCTCTAATCGTTCAGCAATTCTCTTGCGTAATACAGATGAGAATGGTACTCTGTACATCGGATTCACTGAAGCACAGGCATCCTTTGCAAATGGATTCCCTGTATTGCCAGGAGAGAATTTTATGCTTAACATCGCTGGTGGGCAGGCCCTCTACGGAATCGGTACTGTATCACCCATGGACATTCGCTACGTGGAGGCTATAAATTCATGACAATTAGTACAGGTGGGGCAGCGTCCAAATTTAATCTAGCCCTAAATGCTAACTCACTCAATTTTGCGACTGATACGGTCAGTCAAGCCAACATCGTAAACCTCACTCTGACCAACGCCAATCAGGAATATACGATAGCTTTGCCTACTGGCTCTAGGCGATTTACGGTAAAACTGCGCAGTAATGGCATCCTAAAGATTTCCTATGCTACAGGAACATCAGGAAGTAACTACTTATCCGTATTTCCCGGATGTTCTTTGACCGAGGAGTCACTAGCGGCAGACCTCAATTATGTGCTATACGTACAGTCGCCCCAGCCTGGTGCCGTGGTGGAGCTAGTTGCCTGGGTTTAAGGAGACATTATCATGGCTATTAGTAAAGAAAAACTTATTGCGGAAGTGGATACCCCCATTGAGGGCGACTCTGTAGCATCCTTCCTCCGCGATGGTGAAGGTACCAAACTGACCTCAACACTCAACGGTGGAAAACAAGCCCTTGACGTGTTCATTACAAACCCTCTTGAGATTGACGTAAGCCTCGATGCAGGCGACGACTCTATTGCAGCTTGGTTGAAAGACGGCTCAGGAAACTCGCTTAGCTCGACTTCAGGCGCTCTCCATGTGCGTCTCGACAGCCAGACTGTCAACATTGTAGTTGAAGCTACCGACTTCGACATTCGCAACCTTACTGCGGCTCAGGACAAAGTCGATGCACGTATGGATGCTTCGTCGATTGCTACTTCTGCAGCTTCAGTCGGAACCACGGCAGCCGCGCTTGTTGCTTCAGCTCTTTCTAACCGTCGTCGTTTGCTCATCCAGAATCTTGGCGCTAATGCCATCTTCTTGGGCGGAGCTTCTGTTACGACCTCTACAGGAATCCGTATTCCTGCCGGAGCTAACGTCGAGTTGGAAATCGGTGCCGGTGTAAACCTGCACGCTCTCTGTGCAAGTGGCTCGGCTGATGTGCGCATTCTCGAAATGGCATAATTAGCACCTAAAAGTCCTTGACTATGGCGCGGAGTCTAGCTAAGCTAGGCTCCGTAACCATATAGGAGGCTGACAAATGCGTTACATTGTCGTCGATGAACAAGACCAAAAGCTGCTTTCCTCCGTTGCTACCCTTATCAATAAAGCAACTTTTCAATTAGACGGCCAAGAGGTAGTCGGTGCAGCACAGATTTTGACAGGTCTTTCACGATTGGCAGAACGTATTAAGAACGCCGAAGAGTTGCCACAACAAAAGAAGGTGACTAAATGAGTGGCATTATTGAATCAGCTGACCGTATTGATGTAAACGAGTCTGCATATGTTACAGGCACTATTACTGTAGGTACTTCTGTAATAGAAGCCAAGGTTGGTGCAGAACGTCTGGGTTCTCGTCAATACTTGTCTATCCATAATCATGGACCGCATACAATTTTTGTCGGTCCAGAAGGTGTCACTACAAGTACAGGCAGACCGCTCTTTGTTGACCAGAGCATAGATATTCCAATCGGTAATTTATCTGTATGTCTTATTTCTGCACATGCAAATAATACAGTGGTAGTACAGGAGTTAGGCTAATGCTTAGAATCTCTCCTACAGCGCGTAGTATTCCTTTTGACTCAACCGGTACACGTTTTACCGCTAAAAATGTACGTGATGCCATCCTTCAGGCAGGTCTTAGTCTTCAGGCAAACCGCGCTAACTTTACGCTAACTACACAAGATGTCAGTAACGGCTATTTAGAGTTGCCTGTTTCTGAGGTTGTACCGAATGCTACCAGTGTTTTCGTTGACAGACTTGCCCTCTTCCCTGACCTGGACTATACAATCAGCACTGTAGCTGGAAAAGTACGCATTACATTTGCTGGCAACTTTGCGACAAACCAGCCAGAAGCGCCATCTAGTGGCGACAACATTCATGTACTGTACTGGACAGTCTAATCCTTCCGTAGTAAATTTCCTCTGCCGGAATTCACCGGCAATAGGAGATACCTAGTATGCAAATTAAGAGTAAATTTATTGCATCAGATGCAGTAGATGGTTCCAAAATTAAACTAAAGAAGGACGAAGCCCTGCGTGGCACCAAGCAGGACGGTAGTTCTGTAGAGCTTATTAAACTTGACGGCGACGATAAGGTTCTCCTCAAAGGCTCCGAGGCTGCCTTTAAGTCCGATGTTATAGCAGAACAAACAAGAGCACAGGCAGCAGAAGCAGCTCTCCAGGCTGAGATTGATGCTGAAGAATCCGCACGTGCAGCTGGTGACGCCGCGACTTTGTCCTCGGCACAATCCTACGCTGACGCCAAAGTTGCTGCCCTTGTTAACTCTGCTCCTGCAGTTCTTGACACGCTCAAGGAACTCTCTGACGCTCTCGGCTCTGACCCAAACTTTGCTACAACTGTAGCAAATAACATTGCCGTAGTTCAGGGCGAAGTTAACGCAGTTGAAATTGATGTAGCTGCTCACGAGTCTCGCCTCGATGTCATGGACATCATCGACAATACTGAACAGACTACTGTGTTTGAAAATAATGCAGCCGTCTATGCAGATGCTTCTGCTCCTAGCCAAGACCCTAGCCATCGTGAAGGTTGGTATTTCAAGAATGCTGGACCAGTAAATACAGCCGCAAATAAAGTGAACTGGTACTTCTTTGATGGTGCCGTAGAGAATATTACTCTAGGCAACTTCAGCGCCTATGCCATTGTCACTTTTGACAGCCTGGTTAGTAAACCTCACTTGGGTTTATATACAGTGCCTGGCGCTTCTGGAAACGCTGCAAGCTGGTATCGTTCACGTAAAGTCTTCATCGTAGACCCAAGTGCTTCAGTTGTTGCTGGTAAGAAGTATTTGATATACTTCGGTACTGACCCTAAAGTTCACCCTGAGTTGCCTCGTTTGGCGATGGTAACTGCAGGTGCTCCTAGCGCACCTGTCGGTCCTTTGGCTGAAGATGAAAGAATCTTGACAGCAGTGTTTGGTTCTGATTCTGGTACAGCAATTGGTAACTGTCAGTTTGTTGCCGAAGCTGTCGGTGTCTATAGCCCTAGCATCAAACGCAAAGTTTCGTTGAAGGTTCGCAAACTCTCTCAGGCTTCTTTTGAGGCACTGGCTTCTAAGCAAGAGAAGTTCACGATTACTTCCGGAATTATCTCGGCTGGTTCTGTGACTCTTGCTCACAAAACACTTATGCCCGGCTCGGTTGTTGCACACATTGGACGCCTTGGTCTGTTCGCAGGCGAAGACTTTACAATTAGCACAAACGGCTCTGGTTACCCTGTGTTGACCTTTGCAGGAGACTTGTTGCCCGGCGGTACATTGGCACTTGAGGCTGATGATGTATTGAGAGTTCAATACCTTGTGAAGTAATTCGTTACTTCCGAAAGCGTGGCCCTGCAGAAATGCAGGGCTTTTTCTTTTTTCAGAAAGCGGACTTGACCACCTGGTCAGCAGGTGATATACTCCTAAAACCACTCTGATTTCACGGAGTTGGACGGAGGATACCCATGCAAAGGACCGCACAGATTCTTTCCGACTTGGCCTTCTACAGAACCTACAGCCAAGTTCTCCCTTCAGGAAAAAAAGAAAGCTGGAATCAAGTTGTTGAACGCTACGAGCAATTCATGATTGACCAGTTTTCTTCGCAACATCATGACCTTATTGGCCGTGCTTGTTCCTACGTAAAAAGCCGAATGATTGTACCCAGTATGCGTATGCTGCAATTTGCAGGTGAGGGACTTTCCCGTGAAAATATGCGTGCTTACAACTGTTCTTTCGTCGCTATAAAAGACTTTAAAGACATTTCGGATATTTTTTACATTCTTATGAATGGTACGGGTGTTGGCTTCTCTGTGCAACGCTCTCATATTAGTCAACTTCCTACAATCGCAAAGCAGGAGTCTGAGGAACTTGCCTTCGCTCTAGTAGGCGACTCGCGTGAGGCTTGGGCAGAGTCAGTACAAGTTCTACTGGAAAATCCAAATATTAAGTTTGACTACTCGCAGATTCGTGCAGCCGGTACCCGCCTTTCTACCGGAGGTACAGCCAGCGGTCCTGAGTCACTGCGTACTGCGCACGAGAATATTCGCCGCATCCTTCGCGGCGCAGAAGGACGTAAACTCCGCCCCATCGAAGTCCACGATGTGGTCTGCTACATTGCAGACGTAGTCGTTGTAGGCGGTGTACGTCGCGCAGCTCTCATTTCCCTCTTTGACCAAGATGAGGAGGAGATGCTTCTTTCCAAGAGCGGGGCATGGTGGCAACGCGCTCCACAACGTGCTCGCGCAAATAACTCAGCCGTTCTTATTCGCGGCAAGTCAAACTACATACACTTCAGAGATACACTGCGTGCATGCCTCGAATCCAAGGCAGGAGAGCCAGGAGTCTTCTGGACCAATGACCCAGACTACGGAACCAATCCCTGTGCCGAGATTAGTCTGCAATCTCAGGGACTTTGCAACCTGACAGAAATCAATGCAGCTGTCTGCGAGAATGAATTTGACTTTGCTCAGGCCGCTTACTACGCGACTGTGCTTGGCACCTTCCAGGCAGCTCTGACCAACTTCAACTACGTCAAACCACGCTGGAAACAGATTGCAGAACAAGATGCTTTGCTCGGTGTATCCATCACAGGACAGGCGCAGAATTGGGAAAATCTCAAAAGCTGGGACCTTGCAGAGATTGCTGACATGACTCGTCTGTGGAACAAAGAATTGGCTCACGAACTAGGAATCAACCACGCAGCCCGTATTACGACCACCAAGCCCTCTGGAACAACTTCGACAGTGTTGGGTACCACCGCAGGCATTCACGGTGCCTACGCGCCTTATTACCTGCGTCGCGTGCGTATTGCCAAGGATGACCCACTCGCAGTCTATCTTGCAAATTCACTGCCCAGCGAATTAGTCGAAACGGACGAATTTCAACCAAGTCTCAATTGCATCGCATTGCCCATTCAAATGCCAGGCATTGTCGCCAGTAAAGAATCATGTATTGAGCAGCTTGAACGTGCTAAATATATTCAGGAAAACTGGATTAAACCAGGGCATGACCGTGGACCTAATATGCACAATGTGTCCTTAACCTGTTACTATCGTGGTGAGCAAGACCAGAAGGATTTGGACGTATGGATGTGGAATAACCGCGACTCATACGCAGGTATCTCTTTACTTCCGCTCGATGAGAACACTTACGTTCAGGCACCTTACGAAGCTATCAGCAAGGAGCGTTACGAAGAATTGCTTGGCAAAGTATTGAGTTGCGAACTGGACCTAAGTGAAGTACAGTATGAGCAGAAACATGACCTTCGCGCACAAACTTCTGGATGCGAAGGAGACAAGTGCTCTATTCTTTAACCACGAGGACAGATAGATGAGCAAAGAACCTGAACAAAGACATGTGCTTATCTATCTTACCTCCATCATTCATTGGATTGGCGCAGGTGTTACCCTGGGATATATTCATTCCGTTGTGTCTTTTTCTGCTCCTGTTATTCTGGCTCTCGTAGTTCTATGCTTATTGATTTTGCCACCGATAGTACGAGTAGTTAACTCTAGCGAGTTAGACAAAGATGAGTAATGATTTGCATTTGAAGAAGATGGCACTTGCCCTGCGCCGGCTGAATAGGCTGGAGCAGGCAGCTGCCATTGACCCAAACAATCTTGCAGCCAAGCCTTCTCCAAAACAACAAGCCATTCTCGACTCCTTTGGTCATAACAAGATTACTGTAGTGCGCGGAGGTAACCAGTCCTCGAAGACTACCCTCGGTGCTCGTACTTTCAGCTGGATGCTCAGCGAGACACACCCAACCTGGACCCGCCCTGCAGAGTGGGGCACAGAGCGTTTACAAATTCTTGTACTTGGAAAGACGGGAAAGATTATTGAGGAATCGCTCTACTACCGTATCAAAAGCTACCTTGACCCATCTGAGCTACACGAGTTTCGGGCAGGTAATATTCTACAGAAAGTAATACATAAGCCTACAGGCAATACGCTCCTGTTTCAATCCTACGAGAACGTCAACCAGGCCCGTGAACGCATCCAGTCCTATACAGCACATGCTGTATGGATTGACGAAATGCCTAACTCTATTGACCTTTTTAACGAATCCTTGCGTCGTATCCAAAAGAACCAAGGCTACTTCTGGGCTACCTTTACTCCCCTCATTGTCAATAATGAAATACGTTCCTTCTGCGACAACTTGCCAGAAGCACAGGGACAGATGTTCAAGATTCACATGTTCGACAATCCGGTCTATACGCCCGATAAGCAGGCATTGATTCTGCAGGAAATGAATCTCTACCCTGAGCATATTCGACGTTGTCGTCTCGAAGGTGAGTGGATGAGCGCCGAGAGTGCTGTCTACTTCTTCGACCCACAAGTCATGGTCGCAGCCCCGGATAACTATAGTCCAGGCTGGCGTCACGTAGAGTCCTCTGACCCTGCCATCACCACTGCCCACGGCATGACTGTCTGGGCTGAAGACCCGAATACAGGACATTGGTACTGCGTCAAGGCAGAGTACTTGTCTGGCCTGCGTGATACGGCAGATTACGCAGCGGTCGTAAAGCAAAAGACTATGGGTTACAACATAGTACGAAGAATCTATGACTCAGCGGCTCCTTGGTATGAGGGTGCAGCTGCTAAGTTGGGTATGCGCTACATGCCTATTGTGCATAAATCGAATCGCAAACTTGAGATGATGAAGAATCTTCAGCTTTGTCTAGGGCAAACTCTATTCATCGCACCCTGGTGCCACGAGTTGATAGCCGAACTTACCACCATGCAATGGTCAAACTCAGAAGACCAGAAAATTGCCAAGAGTTCCAAGTACCACTTACACGACTCTGCAGTTTACTTCAACGAAATGAAACCAAAGTACGAGGGATATACAAGTCCTGTTGACTATTGGACCGATATGCGTCAAGCTCACCATGCCCGCAAAGAGCAGGCATACGAAGCGAAACAATCTAGTCAAAACAAAGTACGAGGATTTCGCGGAGTTAAAACTCGCAAGGGAGTATGGGGTAAACCATGGGGACGTTGGTAGCTTGCTACATCTTTTCTCTTATGATACTGTGCCTTGCGGGTGCTTTATGGTTAAAGGCTCTACGTATTGAGCGTTCATCACGCGCCTTCGTAGAGCGAGCAAAACGTAATCTAAAAATAAGCAAGGGGTCACGAGATGGACAACGGATGCGGTTGCGAGACCTGCAAAAAGAAACGCAAAGAGGGTGGCAAAGGCGTGATGGTGACAATCGCTTCCGTCCGTCGCCTCCCGATGCCAGCCAAAAAGGGCGCATCGAAAAAGTCCAGCAAGCAATCAGAAAAAGAAGAGAAGCCTTACTAAGAGCCTATAATGGAGGCCGTAAATGAGTAAAGTTCGCTTGCAGTGGTGGACCAACGAGGACCAGATAAAGAAAGAACTAGCCAAGAGATTGCAGTTCTCTAGGCAAGCACGTGCTCGTTACGAAAAGCAGTGGGAAGAGAATGAGCGTACAGTCTACGCCACTCGTTCCTCCGGTATCCAGAATTCAGACGTATCGCTTTCCTTTAGTACCGATGGCGAAGCTGCCGCTTATCAACAAGATATGACGCAGGCAGACATTTCCATCAATCGCACGATGAAGAATCTACGTTTCATCCACAGCCAGATGTCAGCTAATCCACCTACCGTTATTCCTAAACCAACAAGTGCAGACCCGAATGACCGCTATGCAGCAGATGCAGCGGACAGACTTGTACGCTACGGTATTCGGCATTACCAGATGGCTGAGCGTAAAGACCAGCTTAACCTTGAAACTCTCATCTATGGTTCAGGTTTTGCCAAGTGCTTCTTCAATACAATGAAGGGTGAAATTTCAGACTACGACCCGGAAACAGAAGAAGTCGTCATGAGCGGTGACTTTGAGTTTACCGTACCTTCTGTCTGGAAAATCTATCCTGACGCAGATGCTACGACCTGGGAAGAAGTCTCCTATGTCTTTGAAGAAATCGACCTACGTTATGAGGAAGCAGTTTACCTATTCCCGGACAAACTGGAAGTACTTGAGCGCGTAAGACAAAAGGGATATGAGACAGACATCGAAGAATACCAGAGTACCTCCTCGGCTGTAGCTAACAAGTATCGCTACGATTCAGTCAAATGCTATCAGTACTGGGAAACAGGCACACCAATGAATGGTATGCAGGGACGTTATTGCTGGTGCCTCGAAGACGGGACACAGCTCACAGCATTGACAGTTAGTCCGCACCGCTTTACACAGAAGCTGAAGGGCGGTAAACCAGGACCTACACGTGCCTATCTTCCTTACAAGATTCTTACAGATATTGACGTTCCCGGCACTTACTGGGGCATGAGTGTTGTCGCCTATGCTTCTGCAATGCAGGACGCAAAGAACCGTGTAGATACAGTGATGCTCGACATCTTGCAAGCTCATGGTGTTGCACGTATCATTATGCCAGAGTCAGCAGAGATTGCAGATGAATCCATCACAAACTCGACCTGGGATGTTATCAAATATACAGGCTCCATTCCTCCCAGCTTCATGGAACCAGTACCTATGCCATCGGCTTTGCCTAACATTGGTGACCGGATGGAGCGCGGTATCGACGACGTGTTCGGTATCAATGATGCCGTGATGGGTAACATGCAGCGTGAGACTTCAGGCTTTTCTCTGCAGTACGCAACACAGCAATCTAACATGATTCGTAAGCGTCTTTTTAATAAGGATATTGCCGTCGTTGAGTGGGTCTATAAGACCTATCTACAGATTGTTGCAGAGAATTGGAAAGAGACTCGTACCATTAAAGTGCTTGGTAAAGAGAAAGCCTTTGAGTCAATGAACATCTCCGGTGCCGACATTGCATCGGGATTTGACCTGGTTGTCGAATATGGTGCATCCCTCTCGCTTGACCCAATGACTCGCCGTGAAGAGATTCTGCAGATGATGCCCCTCTTTCAGCAGGCAGGTGTGCAGCCACGCAAGATGCTACAATTACTAAAACTGAATGAATTGGAAAACGCCTACGACCATATTGAGCTGGCAGAAACTCGTCAACGTGAAATCTTTGAGGAAATGCGCATCAAAGGTGTCTACATTGAGCCAGAGGAATTGGATGACCACCTCAATATGCTTGCCTTTGCTTACATCTATGTAATGACCGCAGAGTTTAAGTACCTGAATCCTATTCACAAAGAATTGATTAAGAAACACATCAAAGCTCGTGAAGAAATCCAAGCAACAAAGATGGCATCAGCAGCACCGCCACCCGGTATGCCAGGTATGCCGCCACCACCCGGAGGACCAGCCTAATGCCAAAGCAATGGAATACTGAAGAACAACAGAAAGCAGCAGAATCAATATCTTCCGCTTTTGGTGGCCCGACTAATAATGAAGAAGAGTCAGAAGGGCTGATGACTAAAGTAAAAAGATGGATTGAGTCACAATTCTCTGGACCTTCTTTTGGTGAGAAGATAAGCGAAGAACTCAAAAAGAAACAACAGAATCAGTTGACACCTCCTAAAAAATAATCTAATATTTCCACATTCGTACTATCCCAGGTGGTCTGGGACGTGCGCTAAACCCGAAAGGGACAAAGTCTACCATCCTCCCAATAGGACGTAGAAGGAGCAAAGTAATGTCCGGTAATAGTGAGAATCTTTTTCCAAACTTGTGGGGCGGCGGCGGAGAAGATATAGCCACCGTAGGTGCGGAACCTGCTGCAGATGGTGGGTCAGTCAGTGCTGACTCGTATGTACCACCTGTCGATATTGACTCTGAGGGCGGTGCCCAGCCAGTTGATATTGACTCCGAGACGCAGTCAGGCCAAGTGGCTGGCTCCGCAGGACAGCCGGAAGCGCAGGGAGAGGTGGAATACCTCGATTTGACTGACGAGACTGGACGCAAACGCATCAAGATTGATTGGGCAAATAAGGATGCAATCAAGAAAGCCATCTCGATGGCAGCTGGTGCCCGCAAGTGGCAAAACGAGCGAGACCAACTTCGCAAGAACCTGGAAGAAAGGGAAGCACAATACAAGGATGTGCAGACGGCATGGGATGCTGTAGAGCAAGCCTATACTTCTCAAGGTCTTGAAGGTCTGGTAGATTTGCTGGCCAACAAGCAGGGTGCTTACACTGAATGGCTACAAAAACAAGTTGATAAGGAACTTGCAAAGCGCGATGCAACTCCTGACGAACTTGAGAAAATTCAACTCCGCGAACGGCTTGACCGGATTGAGAGAGAACGCAGCATTGAGTCGAAGCGTCTCAAGGAACGAGAGGAAGCTATCGCCAAGGAACGTGCGGCGGCTGAAGAAGCGGCTCTCCAATCCGTTGTCAACCCTTCGTTTGACCGTGTCCGATTCGCTGGCACGTTGGGTAATGAACAGCTCGAAGACAGGCTCGACCGCACGGTCTGGTCCGAAGCTATCGACATTCTTTCCAACATCGAAGAACAACAAGGTAAGCAGGCAATTACTCCCGCCATGACTCGCCGCGTGTTTGAAGAAGTTGCCAACAGTCTTAGACAAGGTATGAATATCAAAGCGAAAGAAGAGGCAGCAGTCGCAGCTGAGGCCCGCAAAGCTAATGTCGCAACCAAGGTTGCAGCAAAAGCCCAGACAGTACAAGGGAGTAGACAGACAGACAAGGAATCTTTTAATAAACATATTGCGGATAATAACTGGGCAGCTGCCCTTTCCAGTATGTTAACTGGCCGCGTAAAATAAGGAGTAAATTCTCATGGCATTCGACCCAATTGCAGGCGTAAACGGCGTCGGTGGACTTCCCCTCGGTAAGTTCCTCCAGATTGCCTTCACATCCGGTGTGTTCAATCAGTTGAACCGCACCTTCCCAGACTTTGAGATGGTTAAGAAGTTCCGCGTTGGTGACCCCAACTGGCGTGAGCAACGTTTCCTTCTCCAGACCTCCCTCGGGCCATCGGCAGTTCAGTATGCCAACCCCAACTTCAGCGCAAACTTTCCAAAGGCTCAGCGCATTGGTATCAGCGAGAAGATTGCTGTCTCCAAGGAACTCGACGCTACTGTGGAAATCGAGTACAACCTGTACAAGAAAGCACTGAACAGCCCCCTCAAGTATGCAGAGCCTCTCGCTCTCGAAATGCAATCTAAAGCTATCGCTACCAAGCGTCGTATCGCTGCAGACCTCTACGGCGACGGAACAGGCGTTATCGGTACCGTTGCTTCGGCTTCTGTCTCGGGCGGAAGACTTGTTGTTGTCCTCGACACAGCAAACGCAGCTCGCGGCCACGTCGGTCTCTTTGAGTACGGCGACCTCGTAATCTGCCGCACCTCTGCTGGTGCAGCTCAACAGCCTACTGTTTCTGCTGGTTCGATTGTAGCTCTCCGCGTTGTGAGCCGCAGCCGTAAGACCAACACTGTAACTCTCGAAGCTGTTAACTCTGATGAGTCAGTTTTGACCGTTGCAACTGTCGGTGATGTTTCTGCAGGTGACTTGGTTTACCGTGCAGGCCAATCGGATGTTCCTGACCTTTCCGGCGCAGTCGCTGACTACGGAACTGTCTCGAACGTGTTCGCTGGTTTCGAGTCACTCTTGGCTAACGACGGACGTATCGTTCACGGAATCCAGATGAGCGGAATCACAGCCGGTACTCGTATCGACTGCTCGGCTCAATTGATTGCCCTCAAGTATGTGCAGGAAGCACTGAGCGAAGCTAAGGTCGCAGTCGGCCAAGGCTTGTACAAATGGGATATGCTCGCTATGTCTCCTGAAGCACGCGACTCGCTCGTGGAAGCTGACGAAGATAAGCGCCGCTTGACTGTAACTGACAGCCAGCGCGTTCAGGGTGCGAAAGCATTCGTGTTCCAGCACGAGAACGACACGCTCGAAGTTATCAGCTCCGAGTACATTAAGCAGAAACGTGCATACGCTCTGCCTAAGCAATCGGCTGGTCAGTCTGCAATGATGCAGCTGTACTTCACCGAAATGACTCCTGTGGACGTTGGTTCCGGCAAGCTCCACCTCAAGCCAGCTTCTGGCGGAGGCCATGAGCGCCGTATCGCTTCCTACATGGAAGGCCAGATTGCCCTCCTCTGCACTCACCCTGCAGCAGGCGTGGTCCTGGAAAACTTCACCATCTAATGGATTGAAGTCCTAGATTAAGGTCCTACGTCCGTGCCTGGCACTTGCGTAGGGCCTTTTCTTTTGCTACACTTCCCAAGACCTGACAGACCGCAGGGCTGTCGCCCTGAAGTGGAGGACTCACAAGTGGCCACCAGTCGTACCCGAAATCTACGCCTCTTCCTGTCCTCGGGCCTGAGTACAGAGGCCAAAGCTAACTTGGAAATATTAGATAGGCTTGGCGGCGTCTACCAGATTGACAATTCAGAAGCAGTTAATATCCGTAGTAAAACCGACATCCGTCTTTTGCCAGGAGACCCCTCGGCAGGAGGCAATGGAACCAGTAGCCTTTACGTCGGTTCAGAAGCTACACCCGTAGCAGAATTCAAAGTCTATGCAAGTGTCTTTGAACTAAATGGTTCACTCCGTTTGCCTGACTACCTAGTACCACTTGCTACCCGCAAATATCTTACCATCCGCTATGACTCAACTAAACAAGGTGCAGCAGATACTGCAGCCAACCGTGAACTTTTGCTCGATATTCAAAACGGTAACCGCGCACTTGTCCTTGCACAAGACCTGGAACTTGCAGGCGGATTTAGTACAAAGTTTAACACAACCGCAGCTACAGAAATTACGTTGCCAGTCACAGGTACAGTAGCTACACTTGCTGGCGAAGAGACGCTGACCAATAAGACAATAGATGCTACCCCGGGAGTCAATGAGATTACCGGCATCGTCAACGCATCCATTGCTTCTACGGCAGCCATTGCCTACTCTAAACTCAATCTTGCAGGGCAAGTAAATAACGCAGACATCTCCAGCAGCGCAGCAATCGCAGCAACAAAGATTGCCGTAGCTGCCATTGCAAATATCTCTGCCACAGACTTGCAGTCAGCCCTTTCGGAACTTCAGCAGGACATTGACACACGTGCAAAGACTGCAGACTTCGATGCACACACGGGAGCCACGGCAGCACATGGCACAGCCAGTGCAATCGTAGGCGTCTCGGATGCACAGGTATTGACCAACAAAACTCTGCAATCGCCACATATCACTACACCTACCGGGATTACCAAGGCAGATGTGGGCCTGGGTAATGTAGACAACCGCTCAGACGAGGAGCGGCGTACCCTCTCTCAGACACTGCAAAACAAGAGCATGAGCGGTCAGGAGAA